AGAGTAGGCTTCTTCGATCGTGATTTCGGGCTTGCCAAGCTTCGCATTGACCGCGTTGTGGAGCCGAACGCCCCAAGCGAAGAATGCTTCGGGGGATGTGAAGTCCGGTGGCATCTCGGCAAGTATCCGCTGGTAGCCGTCTTTGCAATCGCACCGCTGCGGGATCAGGTACTGCCAGATGTCGAGCCATTGGGGATCGCAGCCGCGATAGCCGTGGAGCTTGGCCCAACCGAATTGGCCTTGCTTGGCTTTGTGCGCCTCTCGCTGGGCCTTTACGTCGGTCGTGGTCGTTCGGCAACCTTGAGCCGAAACGCTGGGCTTGTTCGTCGTTGAGACTACCGGGAGCGATTCTTTGGTGACTGCGTCTTTGTTTGCCGGAGCTGCAATGTTCAATGTGCTCATGATAGTACAATCTGGAACGATGAAGGGGTTGGAATGCAAGCCGATCTAGCTGTCGGCCCTGAGCAGCTGGTCGTGATTGTGTGCGCGGTTACTGTCCGATCGCCGGGTCCGTACTTTGGCTCGCAGCTAACGATAAACAAGTGGCAATTCGGGCAAGACTCCTCGAAGTCGATGTAAGAATGGCAACACTCTTCATCGCACTCAAGGCCCGAGCCTAATGGAACGTCGTTGCAAGGTGATTTTGGCCCGAATGGGTAGCTAGCGCAAAGCGTCGCGCCTCCCGAAATGCAGCAGTCTGAAAAAAACGAAAAGAATTGATCGCCAATCACCCAGGACGGATCTAGTCCCGTTAGCACAAAAACCGGATCGCTGCAACCCTCAGCAGTCTGCAATACCGAGCATTGCACAGTGCTGAGGCAAGAGACCTGCTCCTCTGGGCAAAGGTCCGCGCCAAAGGTGCAAAAAACATCCCCGCAACTAAAAAGCAAAGCGTAAGGCGAGCACCCGCCAGATCCGTCGTAAGTGTCATTTTCAAACCCAACTGTAGTTCCGCCGCACCAACAAGGTGGGCTTTCCATGTCGGCGGTTAAGCATACTTGCGAAATGTAATTACCTTCGGTCTCGCAAACCGGATCGGTGAAGTTTGTTCGGTCGCAAGTATCGGTATCCGTGGTAACAAACGTAATGGTTCCGGTCGGAGCCGACTCATAGTATTTAATTCGATCGACGCGAAACGTACCGAATCCGCTGCCGCTTTCCGTAGTGCCTGCGGACTCATCCGTAAAGGATGCCTCTCGACCGTTGCTATCTGGCCCTGCAACAACAAAGCAACCGCCTGCCGGTGTGGATATTACCTCTCGGCTTGATTGTCTTTCGGTCAGGTATGTGTAGTCGTAAGAGTAAAAAATTGAAAGCTTGACAACGTATCTGCAAACCTCAGAGCCGTCGCAATCAACTTTCTGCTTTGAGTATTGGACTTCGACGGATTCGCGTCTGTATCGCACTCGGAGCTTATGCTCTAGCGTCTCTTGCAAAATCTCCCGGAGTGTACCCATTACTATGTTTCGCTCGGGGCAGCACTCTTCTTGGTAGTCTACGTCGTCGCACCAATCACCTGGCCCAGGAAACGAATACATTCGCTGGCGAGCGTTCAGCCCAACTCTAACCTCTTGCGTCCGGTCTTGCGTCGCGCTCGATGTCCATATCGGAGCCGTGGTAATCACGCTATCGGTTTGCGTCGCGTTGAAAGTAAAGGCTTGATAGAAGCAACACAAAGAGCCCTGCCATCCTTGGCCGGTCATGCCGCCTATGGAAATCGTCGGAAGTTCGGAAAACAGAACGCACTCGCAAGCACAACAGCATGTTCCAATTTTACCCACCTTAACAAACCTCCACGCCGCAATAGTCTTTTCGCGTTCTCCAAACAAACACCAGTTTAGCAGTTGCGATCGCAGACGAAGGATTTTTCATCGTGATCTCTTTATCATTGATCAGAGTATTCGAAGAAGAAATCGCCTTGAGCATTACCGTGCCGCTTCCCAGGACACCGCCTGAGAACGCAGTGATTGCACTGGTTGTAATCCCGATATGAAAATCCGTCTTTCCATGATAACCCTCGACAAAGTACACCCCATGCCCGGACTGAATATGAGGGTCCGTCAGGTCTTTCGCCAGGATCTTAAAGCAGCTCCCGCCTTCGGCCAGAGCAAACGAATCATCCTTGAGCCCGACAGCAAGACCGCTCGGATGGTCCGACGATGGTTGCTCGACTAGGGCTTGAACCGGCAGGGTTCGTGTTCCAACGCCAAACAATCCATCCGGTACAGGCTGAATCGCGTTAAACAGAACGCTTGCTGGCTCTTGGTCAATCTCGTCGCTGGCTGTTGGCTTGCGAACCGAAAAGACAATCTGACCTTCTTCGAGCGTCGCGCCTTCGATCACTACCACGCCGTAGGGGGGTATCTCTTCGCCGGTTTCGTTCTTGAATGCGTAAGTGACTTGCTGATCGAGGAACATTAGACAAGACCATTTCTTTGCAAGAACGCTTGAAGTTGTGAAGCTTGCCTTTTTTCGTTTCTTGCGACGGCTTGTCTTGTTGATTTCGAATGAAGCCAATCACTGATTTCATTGTACCGAGGAGACATTACAGGATTCTCCTTTTGCCATTGAACGGTAGTCGTGCATTGACCCGCCGAGTTCCGAGAGAACGAAACCGTTGGGATATTCCCGTCCGGCGATACGTCGAACGCAAACCCTTTCATCGGGACTGTAGCAGACTCGGAGACAATTTTCGATGCAACATAGTTATCGACATACCCCCTTAGATCTAGAGTGAGTGAATCTATGCCAACACCGGAAAACCGATCGAACCAGAGCCGATCGTCGACTCTCAGTTTTTCTACCATGCCGGGAACCGAAAGAGGACTGTTGAGCCGAAACGGAATTACGGTTCGAATAAATTCAAAATCGGCACGCCTGCGCAGCTTATGAGTTGCCCTTAAGATCAATTTTGCTGGCTGATACGTTGCAGCTTGCACAGCACCAGCAGGATTGCGATTGATGAACACCAACGCATTTGAAAGCTTGACCAAGCGTTCCTGAGCATCGAATTCGAACGAGCCGTTGTAAACGCTATTCGGAAACGTTGTACGCAGAGTCGCATCGTCAAACCCAGCAAACTCCAGCCCCGTCATTTGATAGTTTGCTGGAATCACAACGTTGTTATTCGTCTGATGCAAGGTTCTATCTGCGAAGTATCCCATGACGCTGAAATGTGAATGTTCGTCGAACATTAAACGTTGATAGTCCGCATCGATGCCTGCGTAATTCCATGAGCTAGGCTTTTGTGGTTGCCGGAATGCTTGCGACATCGGATGGTCGTAGTACAACGCATCATCTAAAACAAAATCATTCGGGTTGAACTCAAGGCCAAGCCCCTGAGTATTCGTGTTTTGAAACGGATTCAGCAAGGAAACTCGAACGGACGAATCGATTCGGTACAGCTTGAAAATAGTACGCCTGCAAAGCTCTCGGATTCGTTTGTCCTGGATCCGATTGAACAGCGGAGGGTCCGAGTACGACCAGTCTACTTTCCCGGTTACTGGGTTCAGCGGCCCGTAGTTCAACTTGTCGATAGGAACCAGCGAAGTGCTAGGATTTTCTGCTTTCGTGTCCCACAAGTAACCTACGGCCTCCATAACAAAATCATTCGAAAAGTTTGTGTCTGGAAATTCAAAAACAACAGTTTCAGGAACAACCGGTGGAGTAGTCGAAACCGTGTAATCCATCACCCGTTGATCGTTCGGGATGTTGGCCCCGTACCCAGGAACGAAAATGCGAACGCGATTGTCCCAGCCAAGATAAAGCCGAGCGTTGTATTCGCTTAAGATTTCATCGAGGCATTCAGCTACTGTACGACCGTCAAAGTGCTTAGCCGTCGTGTACGGGTTCCATTTTTCAATGTTTCCAAACGGATCGAAAGCAGGGTACCCGAACAGATCAGGCGGTGAAAACTGCGCGTTTTGCTCTCCGATTATACCGAGCAAAAAATTGATTGCTTCGATTGTAGTGACTCGATTCGCACTCGATCTAAATAGCGTGATGCTTTTGATGTTTACGTTCCCGAACGCATACGCATACTGCCAACGCCAGCGTCGATCTTCGAATTGAACCTCACGGTACCGGCCCGAAGTACCGCCCTGTACCTCTGCTCGAACCACTCGGCATCCAGGAATCGTGATCGATTGATTCCCGTACGAGACGCGAATATCCCCGTACTGAGGAATCACTGAGTTCAAGTTGAATTGAGCCGTGATCGTATCAGGCAACGTAGATCCGGACCGATGGACTTGAAACTCGCCCTCAGCAAACACCCCGGCGAACTGAAAAGTACCCTGAGGCGCGTTAGCCATTGATCGTCACTCCGACCCCTAGATCCAGCGTCACATCGGATATTCTGCACGCCTGGAGAACTACGCCAGCGGTAAACGTGATGTTGTCCAATGGGTCATGCAACGAACCCCCGGCGAACAGATCGCACGCAGCCACGGTCTTCGAAGTCCCGACGCGCCCGAAGTCGATCGTACCGGCCTGCTCAACGTGTAGCTTTGTTGTGATGCCTCCCGAGGAATCCCAGTTGATCCGAGCCTGATTTGATACTTTGACCGTCGCGACCGCAGCCGCCCTTGCTACCGTCACCTGAGCACGCTCCCGAGCAATCAGCGTCGTTGCCGATCCTTCGAGCAATAGAGTCCCACCGTAGACTTCGATCGTCGTGCACGTTATTTCCGGCATGATGCTTACTTGTGGTGCAGCCGCCACGGTATCCCGTTGGATCACATCCAAAGCCGCTACCGTCCCGGTTGTCGAGGAATTGACCAGCACCCCACCGGCATAGACTCTGACCGTCGAACCGGCTCCAGGATTGCGAAGCTCGAACGGGAACGCAGCCCCGAAGTTTGACCCCGCGCCCGAGACCGTATAGGTCACGTTTGAGCCCTGCACATCAAGCCTGATGCGTCCAGAGAACGCACCCACTCCATACCCAAGATCGACCACGATCGCTGATCCAGTGCCAAGCGTCAGCCTTGTGGTCCGGTATTCTGGATACCCGACTGCATTCGTGTCCGGGAGTCCAACCGTCCCAGTGAAGCTCGATTCGATTTTCAGGCTTGCGTAGTTGTTCGTATCGGTCAGCCCGTACAGGATTGAGACCGAGGAATCTCGAACCACGATATCGTCAGCCGCCGCGGGGAGAGTACCCCCGAGCCAATTGTCGGCCACGTTCCAGAAGTTCGGACCGCTTGCCACGGCAGGTTGCGTCACCGTTGCCGTTCCGGTCGTTGCCGCCGCGGTAACCGTCGATGGTACGCCTGGATTGGTTCCAGTCAGTTGCAGGCCCGACAGCGTTGGATCCTCCCGTCGAGCCGCGACCATTTCTCGATGCTCCGGTTCTGCCGAACTGTTCCAGGCATTCACCAACGCGTCGATCAGATCCCCGAGCGAGGTTGATGCAGCCACAGCACTGACGGTCTTTCCGTTGATCGTCACCGAATACGTGTTCGTCGAAACGATCGAAGAAAAAACAACCTTCGTTATTTGAGTGACCGAAGCAGCCCGACCGACCCAGTATTTTGTTGCCATGATTTAGCCTCGATTGTTTCGATGAGGAACGCCGTAGAGTTTGACCGGCCACTCGTAGTTGTACTCCCAGGTGACCGGAAATCCCGTATTGATAGTACCTTGGTTAATCGGGTTCTGCAAAGAAACCCTTGGAGAGCCTAGCAATGCGAACGGCCAAATAGGAGGTGGAATCACAGGGTACGCCAGCAGTCCAGTTGCCGAACCGGCTTGAGTGTACTTGAACGATTTGCTTTGAAAAGCAACCTGCCGCTCTGCGAGGTTGACTGCCCCTCCGACATAAACGTAGGTTGTTCCCCCCGGATCCTCGGTAAGCTCTTCCGAGAACTCAAGCAGGTCAGTACCACCAGTCCCGACATACTGGACGCCTTCGATCGAGACTCGATACGCTAGTCCGGTCGCATAGACCTCAGCCTCGGAAGTTGGGAACGAATAGTCGACCAAGTACGGACCCTGCATCAATTGCCCTGGATCGAGCAAGTACGGAGTAGCAGACCGATCATCTCCGAGCAAAGCACACCTTGGATTCGTCGACTTAAAAGCAGCCTCAAGCTCCCTGATTTGAGTCGAAGTGATTGCTTGCGTAGCGACCGGATAATTTACCACGCGCCCGGTGATTTCCCAACGAATACGCATCGCCTCGACCCGTCTGGTCAGGTCATAAATCGGAGTGTAGCTTGGGACCACTACCGCTTCATTGTTTGGCCGTGTGACAGGCCCGACTTGTAAAATCATTAGATCCTCGTGAGTCGATTTCGCATCCCGTCCTCAATCTCTTTGACCTTCGCGCTTGTCATGCCAATCTGCTCGGCCATCGTCTTGAGGATAATACCGTACTGAGCATCGATCTGCTTATTGATTTCAGCGGCCACCTTCTTCGAATCGACTTCCAAGGTAGCTACAACCTGGGCTTGGGCCTTGACCTTGACCTCGATTTGTTGCCGTTCGGTTTCGAGTTGCTGAATCCGCTTAACGTCCTCGGCCTGGAACGCACCGAACCCAGCAGCCTGAGCCCGTCGCCTTGCCTCGGATGCAATCTGCTCATCCATCGCGCCCGAGAACCCTCGAAGCTTCCGCAGGTCTTCTACCCCGACACCTTGAGCCCCAGCCGCGAATTGCTTTTGGGAAGCGAGCAATTGTTGCTGTTCTTCGGCGCTGAGCAAACCGAATCGCTCCTGGGCAGACAAAGCCGCATCCTGGGCCGATTTCAATTGCTGCTCTTTGGTTTGCAGTTCTTGCTTCGCAGCCGCAAGAGTCTCCTGGGCAGACCTCATCCGCTCGGCAGAGATTTCACGCTCGACCGAAAGTCGTTGCGTCGAGAACTGAATCATCTGCTTGGCGCGTTGTTCTGCCGTAAGCGTGCTATCGTTTTCGATTGATGAAATCTCTTCGACGATTCTGGCCCGACGTTCCTCAGCAGCCATCGCGCCGAGCCGATGTTGCATCGTTTCTCGCTCGATTGCTGCTCGTTGCATTTCGATCGCTGATCGCTCTGAAACGATTTTGTTCAAGTCCTCTTCGTCGCGTCGTTGCTGCTCTGCTCGGGTTGCCTGAATTTGAGCTAATCGATCGATGTTTTTCTTTTCGTCCTCGGCCTGCTTTTCGCCGGTAGTTTTTCCTTTAAGCCCAAACAGGTTGAACGGGTCAAGCAATCCCCGAGCAACAGTCTGTCCAGCCTCAATAGCCGATCCGGTCCCCATCGCCCTAGCGAACGGGTTCATGCTGCTTGTACCGATCGTCTGAGTCAGCGAACCCTCAGCAGCTCCGCCACCTGCACCGAACTTCAACGCATTGCGGAACGTATCCACCGCCGAAACCGTAGCGAACAACGCACCAGAGGCAGCAGCCAACGCGCCGGCAAAGATAGTCAGGCCAGCGCCACCGGCAGCAATACCAACAGTCTCAGCAGCCATGCCGAGCCTTGCTCCGATACCTGCAGCGCCAGTTGCCATTCGACCCATCGTCGAGCCACCAGCACCAGCAGCCGCAGCCGCTCCCGAAGCAGCCGAAGCACTTTGAGCCGCAGTCAATGCAACGTGAGCCTCAGCCGTCAGTAGTACTACCTTTCGGTATGCGTCATACCCTTCGCTCGCTTGACGCACCAACCGGATTGCCCCGGTGAATACCTGGGTCGTCCCCTGGATTGTCAACAGCGCATCAGTCAGCTTTTGCAGGTCTTTTTCCCCGACCAAGCCAAGATACTTGAAACCGTTGGCAAACCGCATCAGTGCTTCGGACCCTTCGGAGAATGCCGAGACCACGCGACCGACCGACCTTCCGATCTGTTCGTTTCGACTTGCTGCGATGGAGGCCACTTTTTCCTGCTCGGCAGCGATCGACTTTAGACCTTTAAGCTCCTGCTCAACGAGAGCCGCTTTTTCTTTTTTCTCCGCCTCCAAGAAAATCTTTTTCTTTTTTGCGATTTCCTTTTCGACCTCAAGTTCGTCTAATCGCAGGCGAATAACATTGTCGTTCAACGGTCGTATTTTGCGTTTGCTTTCCTCGCGATCTTGAGCCTCGATCAAAGCATCTTCCGCTTCGATCCTTCGACGAGTGATATCGACTAAGGCTAGTTGAGCGTGAATGTAGTCCGCTCGTTCAGCATCAGCGGATATCTTTCGAATTTGGGTTTTTTCACCCTCAAGCTCTCGAATTCGTTCTGCGATCGACTTTGCAGATTCCTTGACCGTATCGACCGATTCCTCTGCGGCCTTTTCAGCCGCGACAGACGAAGCGGTGTAGGAATTTGTCCACGATTCAACTATTTCCTTGGCGGTTTTCTCTTGGCTTTCAGCTACCGAAGCATTGGCAATTTTGGCCTTAGAAGCAAATTGCTCTGCGCTAGCAGCAGATTCGGTTTGAATGGTTCGATTCGATTCAGCCGTTTTCTGCGCGATTGCAGAAGCGTCAGCAACAACCCTTTCCTGCGCCTGCCCTAATTCGTTCGCCATCTTTTCGATGGTCGCTTTGACTTGGGATTGTGTTGTTACCGCAACAGAATCAACCGCAGAGTTGACCTTAGCTTGTCCACCGATGATCGACTCAAAAAAAGCATCAACGTTTGTTTTCGCTTGCGCGTCAACGTTGGCTTTCAGGTTGAAGATCACCCCACGTTCTGCATTTTCAGCCACGTGTGATTGCTCCTAAGATCATGGTTTCCATCGTCGATCGATCCACTCGCTGTTCGATTTCCCGAAGCTGTCCGAACGTCTCAGCAAGCCACCAATCGGCCCGTTCTGCTTCGTTCAACATCGCCCCGCCAGTCGATCGCGATGCAAGGTACAAAGTGATCACCGCCTCTTGAGTCGCGTTCAGGTCCGGCTTGTCATTGTAGTGGCCCTTTGCGCACCCGATGGAAGCTTCGCAAGGTGTTTTGTGCAGCCGCTTCGCATACCCTTTGCCGTCCCTGGCCTTGATCGGTTGGCCGGTTTCCTCATTGAACATAATCTCTCGGCATATTTCGCAAGACCTCGCTGCTAGTGCAGGATTCGTAAGCCTGAGCAAAAATGCCGACGTTATTTTTTTTGCTCGCCCTCGGCGGTCCCAGTCTCGCCGGTCGCCAGATACTCCGGTGGAATCGGATCGGAAGGCTCTTGCTGGATGATGATGAAGTAGGTCTTGAGCAAAATTGGGTGCATCAACGCTTTGATATTCTCGACGTTGACCGGTTCGGAATACTCCCACTCTTGCAGATACTGCGAGACGAAAGCCTGCATCGACTCGACCAGCTTTTCGATGTCGGTTTCCTTCTTGAATGCCTTGTGTTGCCTCTCGATTGAGACCGCATCAGCTCGTCGGAAACGAAAGAATATCTGTGGGTGCAGGCCCTCTTGAGCCTTTATGAATGCAGGAAACGCAACGCCAGCACGAACGAAAGGTGAACCCATAGCAACCTCAATAAAAAAAGGGGACTGAAAGCCCCCTGAGTATACCCGCTGAAATTCAGCACGCTATGACTTAACGATATGCAATTGGTTGTCACCGGTCGCGGTACCGGTGTTTGTTTTTCGAGCAGCCTCGAACGTCAGCGGTTGATTGATCCGGCCTCGGCCCGGAACGGTCGGCCCACCGGCCATGTACTTGAGATTCCCGAAGTTGAACGAATAGGTAGTCGTACCATCGGTCACTGCTAACGATGCCTCAGCACCGGCCAAAGCCGCATCGTAGAGCGCACTCGTATCAGAACGGTACGCTGTCTGAACCGAAAGCTGAACGCCAAAATCTTGCGACTCAAAACGTGTTGGAGTCAGCGAGTTTTCGTATTGGTTCGGATCGAGCATGTTGTCGATCAGCAGCCGGAACGACTGCATTTTGTAAGCCGTTCCACCGTAGGTCAGCGTGCAGTCGGCAAAGGTGAATGCAGTCCCGCACTCAGGGACCGGTGTCGTTGGGTACGTTGATCCAAAGACTTCTTCGAGCTCTCCGACACAGGCCACGTTCCAGTTGAGATACTGCGATTCCTGGCCTGAGATTTCAAGCGAAGTGATGCGCAGCTTGTTGTAGATAAAAATTCCAGCCACCTTGTCAAGCAAGGCATTCCACGGAAGGATCGTCTCAGCAGGAATGTAAGGCGATGCTCCAACGTGACCGATCGCCCGAGTCAGAAACCAGTCGATTTCCTGCACGCCGAAGTTCCCGGAGATATTTCCCCCGCATTTGTCCGTCACCGTCCGAGATCGACAACTAGCTCGCTGCCGTGTTCCTCGGTGGCCTTGGTGCATGAGGTTCGTTCGCTGACCGACCAGGGAGCATTCGTTGAACGCTACTCCGATCCCGCTGCCCCAGGTAAGGTTATCGTGAACGATCAGACGGCTTGCAGTTGCTTGCGACATTTTGGTTTCCCAAAGAGGTTTAGAATTTCCTGAATTCTATCCCCGGTCTGCTCACTCAGGACGACCGTAAACCGGGATGCTGTCGCGCAGGTGCAGAACCTTCTCCCCAGGTGCCGGGAATCGATCGCTCGGGACTGCCGAACTTTGGACCTGGAAGCAAGCCTCGAAAAGCTTGATTGCTTCCTGTTCGGTATCGCAGACGGCAAGCCGCCCGTAGACGATCCACACTCCATCGATTGTGGCCTTGGTTTCTGTCTGTTCAGCGGGAGCAAGACCTGTTTCGATCGTCCCCGATACCTCGATGACAGGCTCAGGTTTTGGAAACGTTTCCAAGATCGGTTCTGTTTTCTCAACGTTTTCATTGGTCATAGCAATTTAGAATCCAAACGGTTCATGGTGCATTCGATCGTGACAATACAGGAACTCACATCGTAGCCGGCCTCGAATGCCGGATCAATGAAGACCGGAGCAAACTTGAGTTCGATCGCTTGAATTTTCGTCGTTGGAAATTTCCCTGCGGCCGTCGCAGCATCAAGCGCAGCTTGAGCCGTGGTCCGCAGCGTGACCGGCATATCTCCGTGGGCTTTGTTCGCGAAGATATTTTCGATTCGTTCTATCGCCCCAAGATGATCTTCCATTCCACCGACAAGATCCCCATCGCCTGGATCGGAGATCGAAATCACGAACCGGAACGCTCGCCGGTCTTGTGAATTCTCGTTGGTTTGCTCTTCGCACCCGAGCGGGGACACCCGACCACCAGTAACCCACGTTCGCCCTCGGTTGTACGGTTTCTTGCGAAGCGTGAATGCTCTTGCTGCAAGATCCGCATCGCGATTCAAAGTCGCTACGATTGCGTCCCCAAGGATTTTGATTCTCGATCCTAGCATCGTTTCACCATCGTCTTATCATCGTTTGGGTGCCAAAGCTGTTCGTTTTTTTCGACACGTTGTCGCAAGACTTCGACCTTCTCTTTGCTGCCTGCCGGCGCAGCAGTTGGAGCAGGAATCCAATCAGGTTCGAGCTCAGGTAGTTGTAATTCCGAGTAATTTGCTTGCGACTTCATCAGCGAATCTTTCGTGTAGTTGGTCGACGTAATCACCCGCAAGCCACAAGAACGGCCTTGCAGGAATCGGGTTCGGTCCAGAAGTTCCGTACTGTTGATACGGTGCATAAAAAAGCGACGTTCCAATTATTGCTTCGGTTTGCGTGATCTCTTCTATTCGGTCAGCGGATCCCGATTGAGTGACAGCGGCTTTCATCGCCCCGGTCAAAATCAATAGAGGGTGCGGACCGTACAGAGCAATCGTCTTCGGAGAGTGCGGAGGCCAAGTCCCATAGGGTGCTCGGGTCTGATCAAAGTTCGATTCGAATCCCGAGTGCAAAACATTAAGCACCGACGCAAAGACCGGCTTGAAGTCGAAAGACTGCAATTGACCGATCGTTTGCTGAACGTCATCGACCAGAAGTTCGATCGATATGTCTTTCATTCCTTCGTGCTCTTTCGTACCGTGCATCGCCACTGAGAAAGATCAGCGTTGCGTTTTTTGCTCTTGATGATCCAGTCGAAATCAAACGCGGTGAACTTGTCCCCCGGTTCCGGCTCGATGATTGTATTCGTCGTGTCAACCAAAGTCTCTGCCCAAACCACGAACGTCATATCATCCGGCTCATAGCCGAAAGTCGAAGCAGCGACCGCGACCTCACGATCAGTCAAAGCCGATCGTTTCGCCTTTGCCACGGTTCCCGATGCCGTTTGGGTCGTGTACCGTTGCGGCCCGAAAGCAAACGTCAGATCCTCGATACCGTCGATGTAAAGCCAGTCGCCTTGATAGTCGACCGACAGCAGATTCGGCACGGTCCCCGATCCAGGGCTTGGAGCTGGACCACCGCCTGAGCATCCAAAGAAATCACAGAATGTAGTGACGACTGGCATGGCTAGACCTTCGATATCGTTACGTCGATTTGGTTCGCAGGGCTATTCCATCGCTGAACGTCATTGTACTTGAAAAGACCGACCGTGACTTTCGTCACCGCCGAAGCAGCGATTTTATCGCCGGTTATCGCATTGTTTGCAATCGCGCCTTCATTGATCCAACCAGAAGGAGCGTTTGCACCAAGAGTAGTCAACCAGTTGCCCTTGCCATTGAATGCACCGTCAACGATTGACCCTGCATCAATTGCCCCGTCTGCAAGCACTCTTGCTGACAAAGCACCAGCTTGAAACGCATCTTCTGGAATTGAGTTTGGCTCGGCATCATGCAACACCGAAGCGATATGGCCGCTCCCGGTTACGCTGACTTCCCTTGTGTTGTTGTTCGAGACGAGAATCCTATCGCCCATTGATCCGTCAGTATAGGTAACCGTAGTCAAGGCATTCCAGACCGCATCACGGTTTTGGTTCGCTGTTGGAATGTCCGAAACCGCCGCAGGGTTTGCAGGCAAGTTGTCGGTCTTGAGCTTGATCGCATTGAGGATCGTCAGCGTGTCATAATCGACCACCGCACCAATCCACTCGATGTACCGAGCCTCAGTGGAGACAGCACCAGAAACCGTGATCCGGAGGCTTTCCGCAGCGTGCGTAGACGGGACCGAATAAGTGAACGTGTAGCGACCCGTCGAAGGGTTCGAAACCGCTGAAAGGTTTCCTGATCGATTCGTCCCTGCCGCATTTGCAGCCGTGATCGTTGGCGATGCGTCCAGGCTTACTAGCTTGTCCTCGTCGTCCTTCACAACCACCGTGAAAGCATAGACCGTCGATCCAGCGTCCGGGATTTCCAGCAACGGAGAACCAAAGATATTCATCTTTGCCGACAAGTTGTTCAGGTTTTGAATTGCAGTCAAGATCGAGCTAGCCGTTGCTTCTTTGGCAACCGTCGCATCTTTTGCCAGTATTGTTGAGCCCTCGATTTCAGCCAGCGTTGCCCTACTGCTTACCGTTGCGTTCAGGTTGTCGAAGATCCATTTTCCGATTGAACCAGCAGTTGTTAGGCCCGAAGTAAGAAAATCCCAAAACGATTGGATTGCTCCTGCCGTGAGTGTTGCGACCGTCACTTGACCGCTTGCATTTCCAGTCGGCAAGGCTCCAGCACTGCCCTGTGCGACGTTCGGCAGCGACGTAAGACCTAGCCGAACCGGATCGCTGTAATCCGCTGCATCAAGCTCAATCATCAGGGTGGTTGCAAGCATGTTCGTCACTCCGCGAACACGCAGAGCAACCCACTCGACGCCAGACTCCGAAGCGTAAGCTGCATCCGGGAAATCGACTTCATAGGCCCCCGCTAGCGATCCATCCGCGACAATGCCACGCGACAGATAGATTCCGAGCGTTTTTCCTGATTGCGGTGTCACGCTTGTCCAGGTTGACTGGCCTTGTCTGCGGTACTCCATCATTAATCCAGGCGATGCCGACGTAACACCGCTCAGACCATCACCGGTCGCCGATGAAGTGTCCGCGAAGAAAAAAGGCGTAGAGAATTGTGTCTTTCCCCTTGTGCGCTTATTGAGACTCACAACAGACCTCCATTCATCGCCCTAGGCAAAATCAAGCCGCCACCGCCACCGCCAAAACTCGGCCCGTCAAACTCAAACAACTGATAGACCCGCGTTGAGCTAGCCGCTGCGGTTGCCACCGTGGTAGCTGCCGTTGCCCAGTTCGATAGCTGGCTTGCGTTGGTGTCGTGCAAAACCGCTTTCCAAGCGCCGCTCGATGATTCCACCGCCACGTTGGCCATACCGCTTGGGGCTGTTTCGAGGGAGTTCGCTGAGTTAAGCTGCATGGCTATCCCGATATACCAATTATCGAGCGTCCCTGCCCTGTAAACCAGACCGTTTGTCAGGGCTGGAAACGATACCGATGTCCCTGTTGCATTCGCTCCGTTTGAGGCTGTGCTAAAAGCCAAGATCCCCGTATCGGCTCGTAAGACCTCGCAAAATAACACCGACGCGTTGGTCCACGTGCCGCTAGTTTCGCCCGAAGATTTTGCGATCTTCCAGCCGGAGGTAACGCTCACCCCGCTCGCACCGCTGGAGCTCGGTTGCACCCAGCCGCTTGGCACTGTTGCGGGGGTCGTGTTGTTTCGACCGGCAAAAATGAAAATCAAGTCCCCGGCTTGGTGGCTGGGGATTGCAATCGTTGTTGCTTGTGCTGAGGACGATCCGATTCGACTAATTGCCATCAGATCACCAAGTCCGGATCGCCGTCTCTCCAAAGATCGATCGCCGCTTCAGTCGTGTTGTATCGGTCAATGTTTTGCTGCGTCCACCCAGCCCGCTTTGCTGTCGCTCCGTTCATGATGTCGCGAATAACTCGAACCGAATGAGCCGACTGAGTACCATACCCATGATGGTCGACCCAGCGAACCGTTTTGAATCCCATCGCTCCGAGTTCCTGGGCTTGCAACAATGTCGCGTATCCATATTGAACCAAATCTTCGATCATGGTCAAAGCGGTTTGCGACGAAAGGTCAGCGACTTCGGAAGGATTGCTAGGGTTGTCGACCCAACCCTTGATGTTCCAAATTGCTATGCGCTGTTCTTTCGGTAAGCTTGAATCGTAAGCATCGGCATTTACTTTGCCGTAAATCCCATTGTCGACAGCATACTTAATGATCCCACCGATCGGAACGTTGACCGGAATCGTAACCATCAGCAGGTTGATCGCATCAGCAGCCGCTTGGTCGCTCAAGTTTACGTGCTGGGCTTCGTTCAGCTTTTCAATCATCAGTTGCATGATTTACCCTCGGTGGTATCCAAAAACACGCCAGCACGAAAAATTCAAGGACTCGCCAAAACGAAACAGCATCGAGCACCGGATTCAGGATCGGCGTCATGACGCAATACCGAACATGGAACGGGTTCCGGTGATGGACAGAATGATGCTTTGGGCTTTGAAACACGTACAGGCGTTGCATCCAAACAACCAGCCAGCCGTTCTTTCCCTTGCTGTGCGCGAGTGCGTGAATCTGATTTGCCTGGGACAGAAACAGCATCGTGAGCCATCCGTCGCGCAGTGGATCGAAAGCTAAACAGATCAGCATTGCCGCAAGGCTTGGAATGATCGTCGTGTAGTTTCGCTCCCAATACGAACCCTTAAGGAAAGCGTATTGGTCCGCATGGTGGAGCTGGTTTGGACCACCGATCAGCCGCCCGATAAACGAGTCGCTTTGTGTGAGGTAGGTATCCTCCCACCAGTGGAAAATCCCCGCAATGAAGTCAGCAGCCAGCCAAGATCCGACGATGAAAACAAGCCATCCAAGCATCGAGTCTATCTCCTTGCCAGTTGCTCAGCATACTCCAAAGACAGCGAACCTACGCACGTATAGCACCGGTCCCCGACACAGATTTGAAACGTTGGAGCCTGTTTGTAGGAATGCTGTGTACTGTCGCACTCTCCGACCGTCCAGCCGGCATCCCAAAATCGTTTCGAATTTTCCAGCCAAGTTTTGCAGGGTGGACAATTCGGAAGTGTAAAAACGATGATCTCTTTTTTGATCGCGGGTTCAAGTTTAAGACCCGCTTGAGGATCGGACTGCTTTTCCGCGTTGGCCTTACGCTCGGAAAGCATTTGCTGATACGCTTCGGTAAGTTCTGCGACGATCTTGTCAGTCGGATCAGCGCCCTGATTTTTGGAAACGTTTCCAAGCTTCGATTGACCAATCCCAATGAAAAGACCGAGGATCAGCCCGAGAGCGATACCCATTGCGAACTCAGGAAAGCCAAAAAACTTCGGTTGCATTATTGAATCTCTCGGAAGTGTAGTTGGAACGTGATCGCACCGGTCTGAGCCGTTGCAGCCTTGAGGCGAAGCTTTGCTTTGTACCCTCTAGCCGAAGCAAGGAACACGTTTGTATTGACCGGGGTATAACACTTGGTAGCACCCAGCGCCGTTGTGTGCGGGGTCGTTGAATCGACTTGGTTTACAGTCAGCCAGTTCGTTCCGTCAAACTGCACTTGATACCCAACGTTCGCACCGTCGAAGCCGTCGCTGTTCGTCGAGATCGCAGCAAGGACGCATCCTTCTGGAATCGTGATCGCATCGCTTTCGGTTTGCGTGTCTGGAATCGTAACCGACAGAACGTTGACCGCAATCATGAATACACCTGTGATTCGATTTCCCAAGAGCCGTCTTCGTCGTCTATCGCAGCTTGAACGTCAGCCTCGCGCAAGATCGCTTCATCGAGCATTTTCAACTCTTCGAGAAGCGACTTTCGGAACCCAACGTGATCGACCGAAGTACCACCGTCAGCCGTCATTGCATTCGGCTTGCCACCGATCGAAGTGATCGACATAGAGGCAAGCGTAGATGCAACCGTCGCTCGTCGTGCTTTCAGATCCGTAAGTACGCTCATGCTGCCCTCGTTGCCCTATCCTAAGCTGCAACTGCTCACTTTAATAGTTGAGCCGCTTGCGTTCGTCGGCCTCCAGCAAGCCTTGCTCTTCGTCAGTAAGCAAGCCCCCTCTTGCAGCCTTCGATCGGATGGATGCAAGCCTGAGCGCAGCAACACGATGTTCAGCCTTGCGAGGGTCCAGGCATTTCACCTTCAAAGGGTACTTGTTCACATCAAGTTGCTTCCCTGGCTTTTCAGGATCCGAAGTGGTCAAGACGTACCAGCGAACCGCTTCCGATTCGTCACAGCATCTAATTTGCTTTGTTTCAAGCGTGCTACCTACCGCTGCCCCACTGACCTCGAACAGATACCCTTCGCCAACTGTCACAGCCTCAGAAGGTCGGATCGGTCGGATAGCACCTGAGTCCTTCTGAGCCGCTAGGGATTCCTCCCGAGCCTGCACGGCCTCTTCCCTGGCCTTCATCGCGGCTTCGGCCTGCTCAAGCTTTGCCAATCGATCTTCGAGGGAAGGTTCTTGATTTTGGGGTTTCTTGTCCGACATACGCTCGTACTCCTGAGTAGTTAAAAAAACGGTACGTCGCTAATTCTAGCCGGGTTTTTTCCCGACGCTATAGGCATGAAAAAAGCCGCCCAGTGTTACCCAGGCGGCTTCCGATCCGTCCCTTCCAACTGCCCACTACGAGTGGCTTAAGTGCATCGGCACATCTTGAGTCTGTCGCGAACGCCTGCCGCGCCACGCTCGGAGGTCTTGTACCGCACGACAATGTCACGGGTGAATCCGACTTCGGAATTCTCTCCGGCTTGGGTCACTGTCAACGGCCAGTTTTGCATGTAGACGAAAGCTTCACGAGGTCGACCGGCAAACCAAGTCGTGTCGTTGGTCGTTTTCTGGCGAACGTAGGGGCTTGTCAAAACCCTGGCGTTCACGTTGACCGAGTTTCCAGGAACATACGTTTGTGTGTTCCCGCTGTTCGTTCCGCTTCGAGTTTGGCTTGCTGCCATGATCCGGCCTGCCAAGTTGCTCAGGGCCTTGGGGACCAAGATCGTATCGAGCTCGATCGAAATCGGTTCGCCAGTGATCGGGTCGCTCATCGTGTTGAACTTCTGTTCGACCGTATCAATCGAGGTGAAGTCAGCAAGAGTGTTCGAAACCGTGTTTTCGCTCTGGTATGTTGCAACCGCAGCCGCACCGTTCCGGCGATAGATCGTTGCGATCCCGCAGACCACATCGAAGATCCGCTTTTCCTTGCTCACGCGAACTCGCTCGCCAGTCTTACCGCACTCGCTCATGAGTACCCCGGTACGGTCGAAGAAGATCGCTTCGCGGGTGACATTGAGGATCAGACCACGCTTGATTGTTTCAGGCGTGTCGACGAACTCTTCACCGAAAACTGCGTTCGGGTATTCCCCGCCCTCAGCAACGATATCAACGTCATCGCCGAGCCGCCCCACACCCGGAATCCGTTCACCGGAGAACACGGTCGGAATCGTTTCGACCAGTTGGTCCCCGATGTACTCCGGTGCGTTGTACCCGTTCAGGGTCGCCGTGTAGGTGATCTGTCCGAGGATGTTCGCAAACTGAGAAGTGTCGACCAGTTCCGCAGATTCCAGGATTTGGAATCCCCCCGAAGTCGTTGGCGCAAGCATTGCTACCGCCTCGCGACCATCGGGAACAAATTGCTCGAAAAGCTCGCGGACCGAGTATCGATCCCCAAGGCTTGCTCGATCTTGTTCAAGCGCCTGTCGAAAGTCCTCCATGAAGCGTTCGACGTTCTGGTCCCGGATCGAAGCCTCGTAAAGCCGTCGCAGATTCTGGTGACGGTTTGTTTTCGCGTTTCGCATGTTTTTTTCAATTCTCTTAGAGAAAACTTACCGCCGCCCCCACAATAGGAGCAACTTGTTTCGAAGGGTTAAACCGATTGATTGCAGGCGAAGAAGTCAGCCTTCAGGGTCTGTTGAGCTGCCGTCCCGTTCTTCACACCGAGGCCAGCAGAGATTTCAGTCGCGTTGGCGTAGGTCCGATCGAGCATCTTGTAGACCGTCACTCCGTTGACACGGAACGCAACGTCAACCAGCGTCGAAGTTTTCGGAACAATGTCAATTTCGAGCAACTGGAAGTCAGCACTTGCAGCCAAGTACGCAAGCTTGTTGACCGTGTTGGTGGCCGTCAGTTCCGCAATCGTCTGAGTGGTCCCGTCCGAGTAGATTACGAACAGGCTTGTGCTTCCGTCCTTCGCAAAGAACCCAGCCCCCGAGAAGTCAGCTTTGGGCCCTGCCCCGTTGTCTTGCAGAGCGTTGGCAGTCATCGCGTTCATCAGCCCGACGAACACGTTTGCTGCGTTCGTTGCTGCTTGTGCAAACTGAGTCCGAGCCGCAAGAGCGATCGGCTTTTGATTGGCGATCTTAAAGATTTCTTTGGTCGCAACGTACCCTTCGTCGTTGTCGGCAACGGTTCCGTCCGAGGGGCTGATCGTCAGCACTCCACCGACTTCATCGCCAACCGCAGCCGTTCCCGAGTCGGTCAGGGTCGAGGTCCAAATCGCAGAGTTAAGTCCTGCAAAGTGATCGACCACGCCGAACGTTCGCGGTGCTTTCAGAGCTGCATCTGGCTCAAGTAAACCCTTACTCATAATGTCCTACCTTTTTGGCTTGTTGATCGAAAAAAACAACGATTCGAAAATCTAGTTAAGGGCTCGTCGGAAGTCCTCGGAGGTCTTTGGGTACTCGGTCGGAACCGAGCTTTCTTGCATCACCGATCCGGTTCGAGCGGGTCGAGGCTTGGAAACGTTTCCAGACTTCCAGCTCTTGACCAACTCGATTCGCTCGGATTCCTTAAGCGGAAGCAAAGCCTTAAGCTTGACTTCGGAAACCTCGATTTGGGATTCGGTCAGCAACGATCGGCAGGTCGCACGCTGCAACTGCTCTTGCAGGCTTGCGATCTTGCCCTTGTAGGATTCTTCCATCGCTGAGTCCATTGCGTCGTCCGTCGAGCCAGAGCCCATTGCACCGCTGCCCATCGCCTCGGATGCTTTGTCACTCACAGCCAGCATCAATTTCAGCTTGGCAAGCTTTCCTGCGGTGTCCAACGAATCGTCGTCGAGCACCTTCATCATCGCGGCCTTGAACGCGCTCTTGATCCCGTCAACCGGATCCATATCCTCGCCGTAGCCTTCTTCCATCGGCTTTTTCATGCCCTCGCCCATCGGCTTTTCTTCGGGCTTCATTTCCATTTCGCCGAGCATGGGATACTGGTCCATCGCTTCTTGCAAGCACTCGACAACTTCCATTTGAGGACGTTGTGAAGGCTTGCAGGATTCAACGATTTGACGGAAGGTTTTTTTCATTTGGATTCGCTCCGAAGTGTTTGGCTCTTGGACTTGCCCGACCGGTGATTTGCTATACCCTACCCAGGAAATGCTCACCAGAAAA